GTAGAACTGCCCCACGGCCACGCCAGGCGAAACCACCACCGCCCCGTCAAGCGTAGTCGCCCCCGATCCAGATGTCGGCAAGTCGGGTTCCAGGTCTTTGAGTACCGACCCATTCAGCAGCAGGGCCAACCGTGGCCGTTCGTCCTCCCAATCTGCCGACGTGACAATGACCCGGTATCGCAGGAAATTGTACTTGTGCCGTATCCGGGCGCTGTAGTAGGCGTAGAGGCCATAGCCCAGCGGCCCCGAACTGGGCGGGAAGTGCTCAATCCAATTGCAGCGCAGCGTCCGCTGTAGCATCGTCGGCGCTCTGGCGTAGTCCCAAACGATGCTTGTGTTCTGGCTGTAGTAGGTTGCGATCTGCGCCGCGCTCAGGTATTGGCCGTCTGCCATGTCTGGCGTGGGCGTGAAGTAGGCCATCAGTAGAAGTACCTCCCGGCCGTGCCGAGCGCCGTTGCCCCAAGCCGAAAATAGGGCTTGACTGGACTTGCCGTGGCGTAGGCATAAAGCCGTTCCCTATCTACGAGTTCCACGTCTTGACTGAATCCCTGCCGACTCAAGCGCCAGCGAATCTCGTAGACGTGAGCGTAGCGAGTGCTTGGCGTGATGACGCCTGCTTCCAGGGAGATTGCTACCTGCTGGCCCAGGCGCATGGCCGGACGGCCCGGTAAGCCGGTAATGCTGTGGAACATAGTCGGCTGTTCGTGCCGGTCTATGTGGAAGTCAGCCAGGAATTTGGCCTGGGCGTAGGTTTGGATGTAGAAGCCGGAAGTGGTCAGTTTGCGGGGCGTCCGGTCTGTCCAGAACGAATCGGTACTCGTGACTTCCACCTGCTGACCTGGGCGCCCGTCAAGCCCAACCCCCCGCAGTTGCAGACGCACTAGAAACGCCGTGCGCCAGCCGTGGTTGTTGTGGACGGTCATCTCCACCCGCTGCGCATATTTCGTCAGGCTGATCGTGACGCTTGACGTGATGTCGCTGCCGCCGCTGGTCACGGCCCGCCAATCAACGGCCGAAACCATGCCGTAAATGGACGTGGCCGGCTGCCTCAATTTGGCCGTGATCGTTTTCGTTGCGCCTGCGGCCACGGTCACAATTTCGTCAGACTCCCACAGCACCGCCTCGGTGAGTTCGTTCATCGGGGAAAGTTCAACGATCACCGTTTTGACCAGGTTCCCGTCGTTGTAGCCCTTGCTGTAGCCGCCCCACTTGCCGGGGTCAAGGAAGTAGGACGGCGTGTCCTCATTCAGCCATCTTGTGGCGCTTGCGTAGTTGAAGAGGCCGTCAGGGTCACAGTAAAACCATCCGCCGCAGGAAGCCGCCAAGTCCCACAACTCCGGTAGCACCGCCTCATCGTCCAGGTAAAAGGCCGGTATCGTGTGCAGCCCGGCGTCAATCGTGGGCGCTCGCGGAGGCGTTTGCGCCGCTGCAACGGCTGGCGTGTAGAAGTCCGTTCCGTCCACGAATCCTGCCTGCGTCAGGGCGTAGACAATGTTTTCGGCTTCGGTATAGTTTTGGCGTAGGACGGTTGACCGCTTGTCCTCTCGTATCAGTTCATCCCGGCTGCGAATGGTGAACTGCGCTACGCTTCCGCTGTTGACGCTGGCCGGCTGGTCTTTGGGAATTGTGATGACGCCAGTAATCAGTCGGTGGTAGGTTGCCGCTTCGCTCATTCCGGTGTTCGTGACAGACACGGACAGGAAAGCGGGAATCTGATACCCGCCGCCGTTTTGCAGATAGGCGTAAAGCGGCCCCGCGGCGTAATCCGGGTTGTAACGTTGGTCTGCATTGTGAAGCACTACTTGCGCCTCGTCAATCACGCCGCGGCCGCCCGTCAACGCCTCGCCCGGAGCCATCAAGCGCATCTGCCCACTGGCCGAAATCAGGTTGTCGGATTCGTCGTCAAAGTTTCCGTCCCTGTCCCAGTCAGCCTTAAAATACCATTCGATCAGCCTGGACATGGCTTATACCTCGATCAGCACGATAGACGTGCTGCCGTAATAGGTGCCCCTGATCGTTGTCCAGTCCACAGTCAATCCCGCGTCATCAGGCGGGCGCGTGACGGTGTAGCTGTCGCCCGTCGTATCGGTGAACGTAACCGGACTCGTGCCCATCAAGCCATATGCCGTCTCTATGTAGCCTATGCCGGTCTCGGTGGCAATCTGCCAGGTCAACTCAAAGCGGTATTTGACGCTATCTTTCAGCAGATCGTGCGATACTGTGCCGTCCGCCGTGGTCGTAGCGCCAGACCGCCAAACCGCGGTTTTTTTGTACGTTCGCGGGTATGGCAGAGTTTGCCCGGCCAACACTGGCGCGGAAATGCTCATGGCGGCGGGCCTCCTCCCGTGGGCGGCTGGCTGCGCGTGGCATTGGCTTTGATGCGCGCCTCAACCAGCGGCGTCAGTTGTCCGGCCAGGAAGTCCAAGAACCAGCCTGGCAAGTCACCGGCCCGTTCGGTGAATCCGCCTGCGAATTTGTCGCCCGCGTCCTTTCCCGCTGCCGCCAAAGCCACAGCTTGAACCACCATTTGGCGAGCAAGTTCAGTTGTAACCTTCGTGCCCAGCCCAACCATGCCAGCGACAAAACCATCTTGAAAACTCTTTCCCGCCGCGCTTCCGCCTGCGTCGGTGCCAGTTCCTGTGCCGAGCGCCTTGTCAACCGCTGCAGTTGCTTTGGCGCCCGTGACGCCGCCCTCGCGCAACTTTGCCATGACTTCAGCCTTGACGCGCTCAAGCTCTTTCTGTGCGGCCAATTCGGCCTTGACCTGCTCGACGATCTTGTCCGTGTCGAGCATCCCCAAATCGGCGCCGGACTGAAACGCCTGCGCTTTCCCTTCCGCAAAGGATTTGAGGGCCGCTTCCCCGGCCGCTATCACATCATCCGGTATCAGGCCCGTGGCGCGCAGTTCGTCAAGCCACTGGCTGTTGAACCCGTTGACCGCAACATCCCACATGCGGCCAAAGTCGCGCGCCGGCCCGTTGGGATCAAAGCCGTTGACTAGCCCCTGGTCGCCAAAGTTGACAAGGCCCTTCGTGCTGCCCACGCTGGCATTGATGAATTTCTCCGTTGTTGATAGCAGGGCGCTTAGTTCGGCGTTGTAGGTTGACGTGGCGCCCGACACCTTGCGCAGCCCGCTTATCTGGTCGCCAAACTGGTTGAAAAGCACCTGCTGCGCTGTTGCAAGTTCTAAGTCAGTCCAACCCAGATCGATCGCCTTATCCCTCAGCCCCTGCATGGCGTCTTCGTAGGCGCCGATTTGTTCAATCGCTCCGCTTGCGCCCAGCACGTCAACGCCGCCTATCCCAATCCCCTTGATGCGCTCGATGGCTCTTGTCGTGGACTCTGAGACAGAATCCAGGTTTGGCACCAATGCGCCAACAACCAAATCCCACGCAGACAGCGCCGCGGCCGCCTGCGTCAACGGCCCGATGGTGCGCAGTGCAGCGCCCGCCAACTCATTGGCGTGCCGCGTGACAACAGACATGCTCGCCGCCGCTTCTGCCGCGCTTTGCCGCACGCTATCGAACCCGGCGCGCATAATTCCCATTGCGGCCGCGTCGGCTTCCGCTGCCGCCTGGTGACTCGCCAGAATCGCCAGGTCGCTGGCAAGCTCCGTGTTCAACTGCTCCAGGTCAATGCGGCCGGCCTGGTATGCCACAAACAACGATTCTATCGCTTCTCGCTGTCGTCTCAGTTCGGCGTCCTGGATGAACGGCATGGACACTTGCCCATCCGGCCAGGTGAACCCCATCACCTGCTGCGCCTCAGTTGCGCCCGCCTCAGCAAATGCCTCTGTCACCCGTCGCCTGGCCGCCGTCATCTCAGCCAGCGAATTAAGGTATTCTGGCACGCCCAACATGGTGATATGGCCGACAAGCTCTTTGCCGGTTTCAGCTTTGAGATTAGCCCACGCCACACCAAGAGAGGTGATTTCCCCTTGCGCATCCTGCGCAACCGGCCCCACGTCAGCCAGAACCTTGGTGATAAGCATCTGGCGACGCTCGAAGTCGGTCAACTGTTCGGCGGTCTTGCCGATGCTTGCAGCATACGCCTTAAAGGCCGCTTCACCGCCGGTCATAATGCCGAGGTTGTCTAGGATAAGCGGCGACATGCGGCCAATGCCAATCACAATGTCGTTGAAGGCATCAGCGGCCGTGCGCCCCATCGCCTGGCCGCGCACCATTGCCGCCTGAAGCAAGCCGGCCATCTGATCTGCGTCAGCCGTGACGCCAAGCATCATCGCTTTGTTGGCGGCCATCATCAGCTCATCATTGCTGATTTGCCCGCCGCTGGCCCGCTTCATGGCAGACAGCATCGCATCGGCATTGGCGCCGTAGGACTGCGCCACACGCCGGAATGACGCCTCTGTCCGCTCTGCCTGCGCTCCGATGGTGACAAGCTCCTGCGTAATCCCGATGATTTGGGACACAGCAAAGCCGCCCGCAACCATGCTGGCAAGCCCGCCAAAGCCGCCCATTGCTGTTTTGGCGGCGCTGTCCAACCCGGCAAGTTGCCCCTTGACTTCGTTGAAAGCGGCCGCCGATTTGTTGCGGCCCTCGATTACGATGCCTACACGATTTTCAGCCATAGGCTCCTATCGCCGAAGCTCTCTGTCCCATTCGTCAATCTCGGCCCATTCCGCCTGCGTGATCGTGTCCGGTTTGGCCTTCCCGGCAATCACGACCTGCCGCCTGCTCTCCAACTCTGCCAGCCGATTGACTTCAAGCGCCCGACTCAGGCGTCCGTAGTCCATTGCGTCAATCTCCTCCAGGCTTTTGGCGTAGTGGAAGATGCGCAAAAGTTGGGCGTCTCTCAGGATGTCCAACGGATGGCCGGCGTTTCCCTCTGCGACTGCCTGTTCAATCGCCGCGCTGGCCGCGGCGGTCTCATCCTCTCCCGGCTGCTCATTCAGCCGGAGGAGGGAGTAGACCGCCTTCCGGTGAAAAAACCCAGGCCACGAATTAGCGGCGCTGCGTCAAACAGCACCCCCCCCAAAAAGCCGAGCAAACGCAAATCGAAGCGGTCAAGGTTCTCGGTAATTTGCACCGGGTCTGTGACCAGGTCTCCGTCAACCGTGGGCAACTCGCAGGCCGTCAGCTTGCGCTGTAGCATGTCCAGCGTATCGGCCCCGTTCATCGTGCGCAGTTCGTCAAGCTGTTTGGTTGTCCAACCAACTTCCGTTACGTCCACCCAAGCCGCCTCAAGCCCCTCGACGCCACATGAAACCCTCATGACGAATAGGTTCCTCTAGTCATGCCCCCCACAACCCGGAAAGTCCCAGTCCATTTCGCAATGCCGTTCGCCGGAAGCATGATCTTGTAGTCTTTCAGGTAGGCGTAGGAGGTCGTGTACTTCGGATCGCCGCTTGCGCTGCCAATCGGCCCGATTTCGACGTATTTCGCCGTGTCAGGCGCCGCGAAAATCGGCCCAAGCAGCGCATCGCTGGCATTGGTCAGAGGCCCTCCGATGGGGATGTCTGCCGACTCGTTGGACATTAAGACCGCCTGAGGGCTGGCCAGGGTCTTGGCGTCAATCTCATTGCGCACCCTATTGAGCGTGGCGTCATCCATGTAAGCCACCCAGGAAGCGGCGGTCTCTGCCGATGCGCCGACCTTGAATACCGTAACTGTCGTTCTTTCAGCCATTTCTTAAAAATCTCCTTGTATCGTTATGGCGCCGTGTACGTTTGCAGGAATGCGGCAATCCCGCAATTTTCGGTGGCCGCTGATGTGACCGAAAACCGAAGATACTGCTGCGCCGTCAGCGCCGTGACCGCCATGTCCACAGCCGCCGCCGTGCCAAGCACTTCGTCTGCCAGGAATACCTCGGAGCCAGAACCCTCACCCGTGGCGCTTTCTTCGATGTTCCAGGTCAACGATCCGATGCCTGATTTTTCCCATGTGAATACAATCACGTTGGTCTTGTCTGGTACTTCGGTAATGTCTTTCCACCCACCGAACGCAGGCGTCGCAGCCGTAAGCGCCTTCAAGTCCTGGTAGTAGATGCAGTTTGCCCGCAGGTCTTCCCAGTTGTCGCCCATGCTGGGGCGTGAAAGGCTCAACATCCGAAATGTGCCGTTGATTGTCACCACGCTGTTCGACACCGCTTTGATGTCCATCTTTGGGGAGTTGATCGTGCCGATATACGCCGGGTCCCACCCGCTGCCAATCCGGTAGTCCAGAATGAGCGCCGCGTAATGCGTCCCGTCTGGATCATCGAAAACCGCTTGCAGCCGCTTTTCCAGGATGAACGCATTTGGCAATTGGCTGATGTAGCCGCTCACGGTCATCTCCCCGGTCAATTCGTTGAGGATGAACGCCGTCGGGTCTTCGTGCGTCGGTGTTTCCGTTTCTCCCCGGCTCATGTTCAATTCGATGTTGGTCGTGTCCGACGTGACCAGATACGAATCAATCAGCAGCCGGGCGTAACTTCCAAGTTGTGCCATAGTAACTCCCTTACAACGTCACAATGACGGGCACCTCGACGGTCACCCGCAGATAGCGTGCGTCGCCAATCAGCAAAAGCTCATTGTCAACGTTCGTGCGCACCCGAACGTCAATCAATTCGCCGTCCTCAGTCCAGCCGATGGTTTCCACCGTGCCGCCAAGCGTCTGGTCTGCCATGAGACGGGCAGGCACTTCGTCAAGCACGGTGCGCACCCGGCCCACGAGTTCGCTGTCGTTGCCGCGGTACTTGACCCAAAACTCGCAGAAGTACCGGTGCGACTCCCATTGCGGCGCGGTGCCTGCGCCAAGCGTGCGCCATCCGTACACCGACTGTTGGCGCATTGGCGGAATAAGCAGGCAGGTGTTTTGCGTCTGGACGGCAGGCAGGTAGTTGACGGCGGATGATTGGTCAACCGTCGAAACGTCGTTGAGAGCATTTAGCAGCGCCGCCGCTACAACCCCAGTCGTCATGAATCCAGCCCATGAATGGCAGGCCAGTATTCCGTGTACTCACTGCTGCCGCCCGTCAGGCGTTGCTTGTCTACCCGGCTGATTTGCACTGACCGGATACGCCGAACCGCCGCGGCCGTGGCGGCCGTGGCCGTCGTGGACACCGCCAACCCCAGGCCGGACAGGTCAACCCCAGAGATTGCCTTCAGCCGTTCCCAAAACTCGGCCATCATCGCCTGCGACCGGGTTTCCGTCTGCCCGCTTGTGTTGTCCAGCCCAAGCGCCTGTAACGACCTGGCTGCCGCCCACAGGTTCGCAAGGTCTGCAAACATCGGGTATGCCGTGGCGCTGGCTGACACTGGCGGCGTATAGCCCGCCTGCGCTAACGCCCGGTCAATCTCTGCGCTGGCCGCCTGTAGCCACGTGACGACCTGTGCCGAGGTAGGAATGGATGACCCACTCAAAGCGCCTACGGTGGGAATCATGGCTGATGCGCCGGCCACCGTGCCGTAGTAGGTGCTCGTGACCGCCGCCGTTCCCGTGATCGTGGTAGAGGTGCCAGTATTGACCGTGACCGTTGCGGGGTTGGTAAAATTTGTCCGTGTTCTGGAACACCACGCGTAGTAGGTGCCGGCGTCCAGGGTGAATGTGACCCGCCCCAGGTCGCTCGTGGAATCAGATCGGATGACATTTGCCATGCCGCTATCGGTAGATACCTGCACGAACACGCCGGACAGCACGCCCGACTCGTCACTAACCGTAATGGTATGACTGAAAGCCATATCCTAATCCCCTCTTAGCACGCGGCCTTACACCTCGTTCCAGATCATTTCTACCGGAGTGGTTAATCCGCCATCCGGCAGAACAAACACAAACGACGATTCGGCTGGAAGGTTATAGTTTGACAGCGTCACAGTAGCGTATCCCGCGGTGACAACACACAGGAAGATCCCCCTCGGTGGCGTTGATGTGGCGTAAAAAACGCCGCCGCTTCCCGCGCCTGGAGTGGCTTCTGATCCGAGTTGGTCAATCATCCAAAAACCGCATGGAGACTGAATTCGTGTACCATTTTTGAGCACCTCAATTGTTGCAGGAACTCCATGCCCATTTTGCGTTCCCAGTGTCAGGATCACGTTGTCAAACAACGCCCCCCCGCCGTTGGTCGCACATGGCCCGCTAATCTGTATGCTCACGTTGCCCCCTATCGTAATTCCGTTGCACATTGTCCTTCTCCTAAGCCTTTCTTAGCACGCGGCCTTTACCAACTGCCAGCGACAATCTCAACGACCGTTCCCGCCGTTGCGCTTGCCAGGTAGACCGTCGCATCATCGGCCATCTGCAACTCATGAATCGCCAGTGCGCCGCCCGCCTTCAGCGTAAAAAAGGGAGCGGTAGACCCTGCTACCTTCCCGGTCACGAAGGCCATCCGCACATCAACCGCCGTCCGGGGTTGCACCGCAAACGACCGAACATTCGGCGGCAACGCCTGACTGTATTCCGTGTTCGCAACCGTCAGCGTCACGTTGTAGACGTTGATTGTCCTCTGATTTGCCATTCAATCCTCCTGGGCCATGTCGGGTCATGGCCCTTGCACCAAAGGTCGTTGTGCGCCGGGCGCTTAGGTCGGAGTGCCGTCAGCCCAGGTCGCATTGTTGACGTAGCGCGGGGTGGCCGCCGTCCGGTCATAGACTCCGACGCCGAACTCGGTGTAGAACATTAGGTTTTGCACCGGGTGGAGCGGGCTGCCCGCCAGCGGGTCAGGCACAAGCGAGAATTGCAGGGCCGTCTTGCCCTTTTCCAGGCGCACGCGCAATGGGTTGCGCTGGGACAAGTTGCCGTAGCTCTTGTATCCCACGCCCCAATAGCGAGGCATACCCCGGACTTCACGCACCCGGAAGTAGTTGATGCTCCCGATGTACTCGCCAGGGATGGTCGCAACCGCCGTCGCAATCCCGTAATTGATGAGCGGGTCAGCCGTCTTGACGAAGCCCGTCAGCCCCTCCACCGTAGCCCGGTCATCTGGGCCGATGAGGAAATCGAACGGCGGTTCGTGACCATGCTCGCGCAGTTCATCGTAGGCGTCGCTGAAAACAGCCGCCGTGTATACACCGCCGCTGATGCCAACGTAATGCTCATGGCTTGAGGTGAAGGTCGTGCCGCCGAAGGCCGGGGGCGTGAAGTCCACGCCGGTCGAGCCGTAGGCGGTCGCAAAGCCCGGAGATTCACCCGTGCTGCCCAAACGCCAGCCCGTGCCGGTGTCATCCGTCCGCTTCAGGAGCCGGGTCAGGATGCGCACCCGCCAAAGATCGCGAGCGTCCTTGATGGCATCAGCAATGTCCGCTTCGATCTGCGCGGAACGTGCGCGCCGCAGGTAGTCCCAAGTCCAGCCCAGGCGCCGGTCATACATCTTGATCGGCAGCATGTGGCCGGTGGTTTCGCTGCGGTAGCTGTCCGGCCGCCCATACTCCGTGTGTTCCTCGAAGCCGTTGGCGCTGCCCTGCCGATATTCGACTGTCGGCTGATCGGTGAAGGACACCAACCCCGCCCACAGGCTGTCCATTGTCAGTTCGGCGTTGAGCGCGCCGATGGCCGCCGTTGCCTGGCTGAGGATTTGGCTGTAAGGCACTTCATCCTCAGTCTTAAAGTTGTTCAGCGCCGTGGCGTCCCATCCGGGCGCCAGAGTCAGATTGTCAAGGGCGCGAGGCCCGTAAGTTGCCATGCGTCACCCCCTACGCTTTCTCTGGTCGGACGAAAACCACGGTCGCGCTTTCGGCCCATCCCACAACGCCATTGCTGGTTGACGTTTCATCCATCAGGCCCTCGGTGTCGCTGATGTAGATCAGCTTGCCAGGCGTCGCCGCCGTGCAATTCGAGATCGGCCCGTACACAACCACGTCAACCCTGTCGCCGGCCGCGGCGCTTTTGAGCGCGCACCCGATCACGAAGTCCGCGATGGGGTCGCTTCCGTTGCCGTCTGCCATCGCAATCGTACCCGCTGCCAGCATTGCCACTGGCTGGCCCGCCGTGATGGTGCCTCCGGCGGTGTAGCGCCGGACGATAGCCCCTTCAAGCGGACGGATCAATTCAACGTCAGTCTGTAGTGTGACTGCCATCTTAACCCCCCTTGTTCACGTAAGCCTGAACCGCTTCAGGTCTCACGCCATATTTCGCCGCCAACTGCTGAGCGTCCAGGCCGCCAAGCCCAGGCCCCGCCTGCCTGCCGCCCGATGCGGCGCTGATGTCTGGCACCGTTGAGGACGCCTTGAAAAGCGCCTCGTTAGAGTCCAGCCAGGCCAGCCGTGCAAGTGTGTCGTCAACCGGCAGGCTTTCAACCGCCTTACGAATCGGAGCCGCAAGGCCAGCAAGCCGGGTCTTGTAAAGCTGCTCGATAACCACTCCCTGCCGTTCGGCCAGTTCGGCTTTGGCCTGGAGAGCGGCCAGGTCAGCGGCCCGCTTCTCTGCAAGCTCTTTCCATTGGGCCTGGTCAGCGAGCGCCTTTTCCTCAAGCGCCTTGCGGGCTGCGTCGGCCTGCTTGGCCGCTTTCGTTCGTTCCCGTTCGAGGCGCTCGGCAATCATCCTGTCCAGGTCGGCCTGCGTCATGCTGATGGTTTCCGTTGCCGCCGTTGCACCACCCGTTTGACCGGTGGGTGTGGCCGTCGTTTGCTCTGGCGCCGCAGGTGCTGTGATTGTAGTCGTTTCGTCTGCCATTGTGATCCCCCGTGTTTTCACCGCCCCGTCGGGCGTACCCAAGTATAAATGCTCGCGTGCTAACAAGCACTTAGGCCGCGAGTTTAGTTGTCTGCCTTGCTGATCTGCAGGCAGTTTGTGCCGTCACCCAGGAGCGTCAACGTGTCGTATTGGCCCAGGGCGGCGTTGCCAGCCAGCATGATTGTTGACGTGTCAGTGATGGTGATCGTTTGGTTTGTCGTGTTGCGCAGGATAGTGACTTTGCCCGCCGTGCTACAACCCGTAATGGTCGCCGTTCCGACGGTGCCGGCTGCCGCCAGCTTGATTGACGTGTAGCCGGCCGTAGCGATTGTCGAATTGGCCGTCACGGTAATAACGTTTGGCGCCGTGAATTTGAGTTCACCGGCCAGGGTTGTATTGCCCGTTACGCCAAGCGCACCGGTCAAACTTTGATCTCCGGTCACGGCAAGGCCGTCGCTCACGGTCAAATCGTCTCCAACAAGCAAATCACCCCCGGTCGTGACCGCCCCTGTCAGCGTGGTCGTGTCCGTGACCGTCAACCGGGTTGCGTTGATCCATCCCAGGTAAACCTTCCCCAGGTCAGCCGATACGCCAATCGCCAGCCCGACAATCAGGATGATCGCCAGGCCAATCGCCCAAAGCCCTCTAAATCCCTTCGTGTTCATTCCACGTACCCCCTATTTGTTCCCTTACCCTTTCGTCAAACATCCTGACAATCGTTCGCTGTTCATCGTGCGCCACCGACTGTACGGTTTGCCAACGGCCCCGGAATAGAGGCCCCTGTACCTCAGCGTCTTGCACTTCCCGGTTGTAGGGCGCCATATCTGAGTTGCTGCCAACCCGGCCCGTCACGTCTGCGCCCCGCCAGACAACTTCCCGTGACCACGACCGCTTGAGCGTGTTCGTTCGCACATACTGCTGATTTGGCCGCGGCGGTGGGTATTCCTTCATCCGCCTGAGCAGCAGCACCGTCGCATCTGTCATGGCCCGATTCATGGCAATCTGGATGCGCCCCGGCGCCAATGCCAGCATGGCCCGTACTCTGGCGTCGTCAATGCGGATCGTGACTTCCATCAGGCCGGCTCCCCCTCGTACTGCCACGGCGAGTTAAGCGCAATGCCCTGCGTCTGCGACGTGGCCTCGATTTCGTCACACCGGCAATTCACATGAAACGGCGGCCCGGCAATGGCGCCCATCGTGGGGTGCTGATACGTCCGGCTGGCCTTGTTGCGAAAGACCCCGTGCAACGACCCGCAGATTGGACACACCCGCTCGTCTGCCGCCGTTAGCACCTGATAGCCAGTAATCACCGGGTTAGCGTCATTCACTGACCGATTGCCCTCCACGAAGATTCGGGTTGTCTCCGTGACCGCAATCCGCTTCGCTCGCGCCGGCCCGAAGGTTGGCTCTAGCTGCGCAATCAGCACCGGCAAGCCGCCGTCAGCGCCGGGCGCAAGGTCACGACCGCCCCGTGTCCAACGCAGAAAGGCGTCTGCAACCTCTTGCCTGGCCGTGTCGCACAAGTTAGGCACGCTGCCCACGGCTGCGAGGTCTGGCGACGTGTAATAGGTGTTCACCCATTCGTCAACGTTGCGATTCAACAGCTCCCACGTTGACCACGACTGCGCCGTGACAATCGCCCTGGCTGCGGCCCTCTCTGATGCCACATCCCGGTAGGAGTCGCTCAGATCGGCCCACATCCGGGCATCCTCATCGTGCCAGAACTGCCGCCACTGCGCCTCGGTGGGGTTGTAGTCGTTGCCTCGCAGTAGGCCGATAAGCCGTTCCTGCTGCCCGGCCAATGCGCCGATGTTGGCACGCTCTAGCGTCGCTTCGGCCCAGGCCCTGGCTGCCTCCGAGTCCATTTGGCGATTCAGCCTTTCGGCTGTCGCCTGGTCAATGACGCCCGCCGCTACAAGTGCGGCCAGAAGCGGATTCACCTACAACCGCCGTGGCTTTCGCTTCGGCGTCACAGGCTGCGCCGGCGCTGGCGCAACAACAGGCGCTTCGACAGGCGCCACGACCACGGGCGCTTGTACCGGCGCTGGCGCCTCAAATGACCACCGCCCGGAGGCCAGCAGGTCACGCACAAGCGACGGTGAGACAAGCGTCATGGCGTCGCCCGGCTGGTATTTCCTGGCGCCCCATTCGTGCGCCGTGACACAGTAAATCGTGATTGGTTCGCTCATGGCTGATTCCCCTCAGTAAATGCCGCAGGGTTGGCAGGTGCAACCGGCGTTTGCTGCGCTGGCGCCGCCTGCCTCAGACTTGCCGCAATCGCAGCCACTTGCATGGCCTGGTCACGGCGCTTAGACACCCGGAAGGCAGAGACTTCGTCCGGCGTGTAGCCGAGCACTTTCTGCCAGATCATTTCATCTGGCACACCGAGCGCCTTGTGCGCTGTCCCAACCTGCGATTGCATCAGTTCGCTTCTCGTGTTCACATCGGCCCACACGGGCTTGATGCGCGGCGTTGCGACCGCGGGCAGATCGCTCATACCGTAACGTTGCGCCAGACGGTAGGCCGTGTTCATCACGCCCGCCCAGGGCGCCGTGAATGCCTGCGTCCGTTCGGTCGCTTTCGCCACGAGGCCAGCCTCAAGCTGCTTGAGCGCCTCCCCGCTGGGCACCTCAGCGCCCGCAAATGGGCGCAGACGATGCGCTGGTACGCCAGACACAGCCGAGAGGGCCGAAACCATTGTCCAAACCGTTGCGATCATCGGCTGCGTGTCGGATGGCGGCAGGCGATTCAAGCGGCCGCCGTACACTTCAAGCAGCCGGCCCGGCGCAAGCTCGATGCCCGCTTCCTCGTTCTCTTCGTTGTCAGGCGCCGAAACCACGGGCGCCTGGACATTCTCCCCGTATTCAACCGACATGATGGGGAAGCCGCCCGCGGCCGCGGCCGCGAGCAGGTCGAGCATGGACGTATTCAGGCTGTCTTGCAGCGCCAATGCCGACGGGCTTAGTTCGCTCCCCCCTGGCACCCGAAACGACCAAACCGCAAACCCAATGGGCCGCCCGTCAATGCCCACCCACGGCAATGGCCACGATGGGTCTCCAGTGTCTTGCACCGGCTCCCATCCGTACGCATTGCCCGGCGCTCTCTGATACTTCCGCACCTCGCCGGGGAGGTAGACCGTCTTGCGCTCCTTGCCCGTTGCACCAGGTTTCAACGGGTCATAGGTTGTCCAGTATTTGGCGTAGTACTGCGGCAAGTGCGTCTCAGGGTCAAGGTGGGTTGTCACACCCTCCAAGCCGTCATCTTGCGCATGGACGTAAAACACAGGGCGGTTATTTTCTTCGTCCCACGTCACGAGCAGGTAAGCCACCCCATCCCGCAATGCCTTGCGGTACAGGTCAATCTGCAAGGTGTCCAGGTCGTTTTCCGTCCACCAGTCCCAAAGCAGATCAGCCAGCTCCCCTTCCGGCGTGACGTTGTCCGCTTCGCTGGCTGCCGTCTCACCGTCCACCGTGAAGCCAACGACACACAGCCGCTCCCTGATCGTGTCTACCACGTTGCGCATGAGGTTAAACGACCAGTTGGCGTCATTGCCCTGTCCCACAAGCAAACCCAGGAAGTCCCGCTGGCGTTCGCTGAGCAGCACGTCGTGATTGCCATCGTAGTAATCCCGCTGGCGTCTGAGCGTTTCCCGGTCAATCGCCTGACGGTCTATGATGGATTGCAGATGAATGAATCGTTCAACCTGCTCTGGCGTCAGCCGCATGATGTCAATCATTCAATTATGCACCTTTGCCCGCCTGGCTGTACCTGCGTCAACCCGTGCGACCACATAGCGCAAGGCGTCCATTGCGTGATCGTTCGCTTTCTCAGGTTCATCTTTCAGCCCGTCCTTCCCGCCCCGCCAGACGTAGCCCTCAAATTCGCCTAGCAGGTTGACACAGCCAGGGTCAACCGTCAGCCGTGACAACCCGTCACCTGCCGCAACCAACCGGCCCTTGACCGCCTGAATCCCCGGCATGACGGCGTTATTGGCTGGTACCGTGGGGATGCCCGCCTTGCGCATATCAGCTATCAGGCCGGCCGCCGAGGGGTCAGCGATGAACTCACCGACTCTGTATTCTACCATAAGCCGCTTGGCAACCATGACCACTTCGGCCTGTAATTGGCGGCGCTGGTAGTATTCGTGTACCACGTGTAGCCGCCCGTCGTGATCTTCCCCGACAATCAGGATAACCGCCGGGTTGGTGTAGCCCTCGTCAACTCCTGCCCATACCCGTGTCCAGGTGCGGGATGGCACCGTCTTCACATTCCGCCCCCGGTCGAATTCATCGTACACCAGGCCGTCGAAGCCGACGAACTCACCGAGTAGCTCCTGCTGCGCAAACTTCCCGGTGTAGGCCGCCTGTAGCGATTCGACGAACTCAGGCGATAGGTACGGATTGCCCGCCGTGGTTGAGCGAAAGATGGTCATCTGGCTTTGCTTCTGGTAAACCCAGTTGCGACCCTTCGGCGTCGTGGTAATCCAACATGGCCCCGCCTTCCCGTCAGCCCGCAAGCGGCCAATCGTAATCTCCCACGTCTCAGCGCCACAGAGGCTTGCCTCGTCAATCCAGGCCCACGAAATGTTAGGCCCTCGCAGCCTGTCCGGTTGGTCGGCGGATCGGAACAGCACCTCGGCCCCGTTGCGCAGCGTCAAGCGCATTTCGCTCGCGTGCGTCTCGGCGATTGTCGCCTCGGCCACCTGCCGGAAGGTGCGCAGCGTGGCGTCACGAAGCATCGGGTAGGACGGCGCAATGACCAGGCCGAGCGTGCCTGGCGTCTGGCTGTACAGCATGGCCTTAACCGCCCCGGCGTAGCTTTTGCCGCTGCCGATGCCGCCGATGAAGCCGGTAAACCTGTCTTGGCACGCTACAAAATCGTGCTGAGTGCCGTAAAGCTCAATCGTCTGGCGTTGCATCTGCCCCCATGCTTTCGGCCTTCCGGGTGATCGTCACTTGAATCGGCCCGCCGTCTGTCCCTTCCAGCCGGGTGACGCTTGGCACCTGCCCGTAAGCGACTTCGATGAACTTCTGTTGCAACCGTGGGTCTTTCGACATGGCCCACTGGCGCATGATGGCTTCGGTTACAGTCACGACGTGCCCGTCAATCACGACCGGCTGGTTGTCCCGCTTGGCCGCCTCGTGTGCTATCTCCTGGGCAAGCGAGCGCAGGGCGTCAAAGGACTTCGGCCGGCCCTTGCGGTTGATTTGCGCTTTGCGTTCCTGAAAACCGCCCTTCCCCGTTGGATTTGGATTTCTCATGTATTCTTGCTCTTAACTTGCATAACTAGCTATTTTGACAAAACCCAACCGATTTGGTATAATACAATCTAGGAGGACTGCACAATGCAAGAACAACTAGATTTATTCCAAGCCGCATCTCTCATGGGCCGCAAGGGTGGACAAGCCACAACCCCCGCCAAACAGGAAGCCGCTCGCGCCAACGGTACGCTTGGCGGAAGGCCAGCCGGCCCCCGTCTCAATCCAGACGGTATGTCAATTGACGGATGCACCATCATCTACGCCCCCAAAGGCCAAGCGGGTGAGTATTCCGCTCTGGCGACAAATCCCTATCGTGGCTGCGGCCACAAATGCGCCTACTGTTACGTCCCTGACGTTTTGCACATGAGCCGGGAAGACTTCGACGCAGGTGCCACGCCACGCCCCAACTTTCTCGGCCTGCTTCAAGCCGACGCCCGCAAATACCAGGCGGCCGGCGTGACTGAGCAGGTCATGCTCTCGTTTACCACTGACCCGTTCAACCCGTTTGACATGAGCCTGACCAGGCCCACGATTGAAACGATCAAAGGCCACGGTTTGGCCTTTTGCACCCTGACGAAAGGCGGAAGCCGCGCGCTGCCGTTTCTCGATTTGTTTCGCCCCGACCGGGACGCATTCGCAAGCACCCTGACCAGCCTTGACGATGCCTTTTCCCTGAAATGGGAACGAGGAGCCGCCCTTCCCGGTGATCGCATTGCCACGCTTCGGCGATTCCACGACGCCGGCATTTTCACATGGGTCAGCCTGGAGCCCACGCTTGACACTGATTCCAGCTTGGCGATTATCAGCGAAACACATAAATTCGTTGATCTGTTCAAGGTTGGGCGGGCTAACTACCTTCCCATGACCAACACAACAAACTGGGAGACCTACACCCATCGGGTGATTGACCTTTGTCGCAGGTTGAACGCCCGTCACTACATCAAGCACGATCTGCAGCCATTTCTGCCCGCTGGCTATCCCAATCCCCGACGGGTGCCTCAGCACCACTAAGGGGAAACGTCAGGTAATGTTTTCTGGCGTGCGAACGGTGTACAATCGTTCGCACGCCTTTTAGTGCCAGGTAGTCTTGAAAATATCGCCATCCCCGCCGAAAAAACAGGGTTGGAATTTTGCGCATCATTCCCGGTGTAAAGCCAATCTCTCGCAACATGCCCCGCGGCAGGGCACCAACTACAACCTGTGTGAACGTCACAAACACCCGCCCAGTATACCCCCGCTCAAAAAGAACCTCTAGTTGATCGAAAGGCACCCCGTAAGCGTCCAGGTCTATCACGTTGAAACGTCCCAGGTTAAGACTTTTCAGATAGGCCAGATTATCGCC